TGTGGCCATTTCACCCAGCGACTCAGTGCCGTAATAGCTGAAATTGACCGTGTTGGTGTCTTCGACATCAATATCGTCATAGGTCCACGGCATCAGGTATAGCTTGCGCTCAATCGTGGCAAAACCGATAGGCGGATTACCACCTGTGTACTGGGCGCCTAAAAATGCGTTGTACTTCTGGTCGGACCAGCGCTCTATGGGGAAGTCGTTAACCGTGACCAGCTTCATCTCCCGGTAGTTCTGGGGGAGAGTAATGGGATTCTTGGGGTTGTCTGTTGCGGTGAGGTTGACAGTGAACTCGTTGTCCCGCACCCGCAAGTCGCGGTAGATCAGGGTTTCTGTGAGTCTTACAAAGCTCGGCACCTGAGCAATGAATGCCGCATCCTCACGATCACACCAGAGTGCTATCTCGCTCTTTAGTTCGCCGTAGTTCTTCACGTGTGTCCCCTGTGTTATTGGGTACGATTATACGGCTTGAGGCTTTGCGTGTCGTGGTGTGCTGTGTATGCAACTTGCTAAACTCACGAGTCATGAAGTAGGCCATGAATTTGTCCTTCACGCCAGTCTTGGATTCGGGGTACATCATGCCGGGTATGCCACCCTCATTACGCGCCCATTCTTCCCAAAGATACCCGTTCTTGTTTAACCAGTCTGTAACGACAACCATGGGGACTGACCCCACATACCGTCGATCATTATCACCCGTGCCGTTGCGCTCTTCCGCCTCTCGAATGAGTTGAGACCTGCGGATAGCAGGCCCCAAATCTTGGTGCTCGGTTCGATAATGAGCACCATCTTCAGGCTTAAAGCCGCGAACGTAATCGCCCACGGCCCTAGTGAGCCTATGCTTCAAGTCTGAGCCAGATCAGCAGGTACGGCATCCAGAATCGCGTGGGCCTTGGTATTGAGCACTGCAAATGTGCTCTCCCTCAAGATTTGACGCTTGTCTGAATCACCCAGCTTGGCGATAGGCCAGTCACGGGTGGGTCGCAGTACAGGGGTGGCCAGATAGTTGAAGTCCAGCAACAGCATGGCATTCGACGTCTGAGTCATATTGCGATCTAAGACCACTGAAAGTTCCCCGTAGGTACTTACATATAGGTCTATTACATGGACTAGGGTGCGACCTGTAGCAAAGTCACGTTCCCGTCCCGCACTCAATGCAAACCCGGCGAAGTAGCCCGCTGAACTTGGATCAGTCACTACATAGCCCGGATTGGCGCCTGCGTTGTATGCCGCGAGGTGCGCTTCGAGCAGTTCTGCTTCCAGTATCGGAATAGTGGTTGCAGGAGCTGAAGTCACGATGTTGCCAGAGTCTACCTGTGCGTAGATGGAGGCCATTTCACGGGCTGTGGAGCTATCACCCGCAACAGCGACCTGACGACCAGTGCCGCCGGGGTTACCGACGACTGCCGTTTCTTCATCGTTCGCTAATTCTCCGTATCTCAGCTCCAACTGGTAGGCCATTTCTGAATCTCTGCCGTACTTCGCAATGTCTTCCTGCGTGCCGGTGATCTCAGCGACCTTAGTCATGATTTGACAATAATTGGAGAGTTCAACTACGGGAGTTGACTGGTCATCACCAGCGGCGGCGCCTTCAATCTGCGCGTTCTTGACAGCTGCCTGCAAAGAATCTTCGGTCCACTCGTGGATTTTTCCCGTCGCCCTTATGCTTCTACTCATACTGCAAACTGGGTTGTCAATCGGGGAAATATTATAGATTTCGTCTTGAACATCTTCTTCAGCGCGAAGCTGGGTATACGTGTCAAAGCCCGCCATGGGACCTCCTAGTGCTTAGTAAGAATCAGCGCTTACGTTCTTTGCGTAACTCTGCCGCTTTCATATCCGCGAAACGTCCCCGTTGGTTAGGATTATCAAGAAACTCTTTACGAGCCTGCTTGTACTTACCATCGGCGCTTCGCGGCTGTTGACGGGCATTTCTGCTCGGACCGCTTGCAGTTTTTGCGCGTTTGACCTTTTGTACTGTGTCACCCGCACGGTTCAACATCATTGAGTCGTTCAGCAGTTCAAGGAACCTGTAGTCCATTGACTTGCCAAACTCGTCAGGGGAGTAACCTCGGGACTGGGCATATTCACCCAACTCCTGATGCTTCTCTCGTCCCCAGTTCGGTATGGTTCTGTTTAACCGTGTCCGTGATATCTCAGCTTGGCGATTGAGCATGACCTTTTCAGCTTCACTCTGCTGAGCCTTGATCTGCTCCACCTGATTAGCCATGCCATTACGCTGGTTGATCAGGTTCTGGTACTGCTGCCTCGCACCGGGTAGATTGTCTGGCTCTATCTGACCCGATTGAAACGCATGTTCCATGCCTGCGATCTGTCGATTAAACCCACCAAGGTAGTTCTCCGCATAGCGGGTAGCCTCGGTAAACTTGTCCTCCAGATCGTGCTTCAGGTGCAGGTTCGTCGCCATCATATCGGCGTGTTCCTGCTCCATCACTTGACGGTTTTCAGTGATCTCGGAAATCTTCCGTTGACCCTCTTCATACCGACCCTGCCAGTTAGTGTCGCTTTCGGTTGCTTCGTCTTCATAGTCGTCATCGGGTGTCCCCTCGGGGGCCTCTGACTCGTACTCACCTTCCGCTTCCTGTGCTTCACCGGGGATACTTTCGTCTGGATATCCATCCCCTGCTGATTCCAACTCTGCATCGGGTGTCCCTGTTGGGGCCTCTGCGGGCTGGGCTTCCGTCTGTGGACCTCTTGACTCCTCTGCGAGCCTTTGAGCGGTCCGTTCGACAAAACTTGGTTGTGCTGTGTCCATTGTACTCTCCACTATGAGTTATACAAGCTGGTTAAACTTAGTTAAAACGTCCTCGTCCATTGGCGCCTTCAGGTGCCTCACCGAAGCCCTGCTGGTCCATGTATTCCTGTTGCTGGTTAAACTGTGCCTCGCCTTGCTCCTGTGCCAGTTGCTGGGCACGCTCCACAAAGCTGTACATGTTCATGCTAATCCGACCCAGTGCCTGTACTTCCTGCCAGTGGCCTTCGCGCTTTTCTTTTTCTTTTGGTGCGGTTGACGACCACAACTGGATTGCCTGATCCACTGACAACCTGTGTGCCATGTTGTATACCGGGTTGTTCAGCAGCTGGCTCGCCGCTTCCCCCGCCTGCATTATCTGTTGTATCGACAGCCCCCCGTCGTTGGTGGGCGAATTCTCTGATAGCTTGCTGTTCTTGTCGTAATCGTTGCTCACGTGTGGCGCTCCTCTTGCGTGATAGACGGTAAGTTAGTGGTGCCTCTGCAAGGACCTTTGCTGCGGCCTTCTGCTTAGCGTGTAATGCTTCAATTGCCGACACTGACTGGCCTCCGTTGGGTTTGTTCCAGTTTGATCTCAGCCGCGTCGTTCTTCGCTTCCTGCGCGAGCTGAGCCCAGCCTAATTCCATCTTGGCGCTGTCATTTTCAGTGGTTTGCAGCAGCTTCTGGGCATCGCGGTTGGCGTTGTCCATGTCTTGGGTCTTATCCCATTCCTGCTGCTCCCATGCCCTGCGGTCCTTGGACTGCTCCAGCTGAGCCTTCAGGTAGGTTAACTGCTCCTGTTTCATTTCCTGCTGTTTCTTCTCTTGCTGGTTCTGCTGCATGCTCTGCTTGTATTCAGGTGAGTCAGGCCGCTGCATGAACGGTGTGGAGTCACTAACCCCCATAGCATCGAACACAGCGTCCATAAGAGCGTGTTTCTGCTCTACCCGGTACACAGTGGCCAGTTCAGGGTCCTGCTGCATCACACCGTGCAGGGTGAGCAGTTGCTGAGCGTATATCTTGCCCTCTTCAGGTGTCAGGGCTACTGCAACATCCATGGCCACATCGTCATCCTGCCACTGACTGGGCACAACGGGGACCATACGGCCGCCCACTTCGAGCTGCTGCTGGGTTTTGTCGTTGCGCATGGCCAGCTGGACAATGTATTGGGATAAGGGAATGAGGAATGTAGCTGCCCAGTCCCTTGCTGCCTTCATCGGTCTGCGTGTGCCTGCTGTGGTCATCCTCTCTATCATGGAATCAGCGTTTTGATAGCGGATAGCATCATTGTTGACGCCCTTGCCCAAACCAGAGTACCCATCCCTTCGTTCACCGTCCTGTTGCAGCATTTGAACGACTGCCATGGTGAGAGGTGATAGCTCTGGAGTGGCCAGAGGGGCTACCGATCCCACTGCACGGCTCCATACAACACCGCCTATGCGTGGGTCCAGCAAGTCCCGAGGATTCTTCAGGGCGCCCATCACAGCCTCGTAGCGTGTGTTGTTGCGCATTTGCTGGTTGTCTATGATCAATCGCTTGAGTGTGGACTGTACCTTTTGGGTGTGAGCCATGATATCGGCTGTGCAGAGGCCGAATTCAGCGTGGCTGACCTTGAGTTCTGCCCACTCGAAGAAAGGCATCTCTTCGGCTTCCATAATGGCCGCTTTGCCCGAGTTGAAGATCAGTATTTCGCCGTGTGCCCAGTGGATTTCATACAGTTTAATATCATCAACAAGCTCAAACCCCAGTTCGAGGTCTTCATAGTCCTCATCAGCGAGGTTGATCCATGTCCATGTCTTGTACGTTGTGACATGCTGCTGTCCATCACCCCGGTCATACTGCCTGCGCCGGGTCCATGACATATCATGCGCTTTACGGGCTGAATCCTCTTCGTCTGACCTGAACCGGTAGTCAACACTCAGACTATCAATCTGATCAGGGTCATAGTCTTCCTTTATCAACATACCACGGGACATATCCTTCTCTACTGAGCACCATGAGGCATCAGCTGGGTAGGTAGATAGGGGGTCTCGGTAGTAGCGCTCGGGTTGGACTAGCTCCATCTTGGCATAGGAGTCATCTACGGTGATGGTTAAACTGCCGCTGTGCATCTGGATGGGGCCTTGGGCACCGGGCATCTGTTGAGTCTGGAGTTGAGACTCATCAATATCAAGCACCTGACCCTCTTGGGCTATCAACTGCTTAACCTGTTCAGTCTGGGCGCCCTGTATCTCAAGGGTGACATCACGCCTGTCCTTTTTCCAGTAAACCAGCATGACTTCGCGCTTGGCTATGAAAGCGTCGTGCCAACCGTCCCTGAACAGCTCCTCGTGCTTGTTACGCCGTAGACACTGCATAGAGTACGCAGTCTTGGCATCGGCCTCCTGTGGGGAGCTGGAGTTGCCTGCTTTGAACTTGACGGTTTGACGATTTGACAGGAAAGTTTCGCTGAACAGTGCTTTCTTGCTTTCTGCGGCATCCAGTACCGAGGGATCAATATACTGAGACCGGCCCTTCTGCTCGTTTCCGAGTGGCTGCATGGTGTAGTAGCGGTGATTACGCTCCCGCTGTTCGCCTACATCGAATGACCCCGAATCAGACTCAGTAATCTGGTCTTCGAGCAGCTTGACGATGCCCTTCCTCATGCTGCTCATAATCTACTCCAGACTAAGCTTTGCCACCATAGTTCTGATAGGCGTCGTTGCCACCCTTCATCGTAACCGGTCGGCCCTTGGGCTTTTTTGCTACTGACTTCTTGGTGGCTGCCGGACCCGCATTGCGCCTGCCGCCTACTCTCGTTGACTTATCGCCCTTAATCATAACTACTCCTACTCAGCTGCTTGGAATATCTGGTTCATGGTTGCTGTGCGTACACCACAGGTCAGGATAAGCTCCAACTCAGGACCGTCAGCCAAGGTTGTGTCGTAGGTCTGCACCATGGTGGCAAGGGTTGGTGCGCCTGTATTGGTGGTTACACCCCACGGCCACAGTCGTTTGAAGAAGTCGAAGCCTCGCGTACCACCGGCTGCCAGTATCGTATCGCGTTCAGCCGCACTGATAGCAACGACTGCCTTGATTCCTGCCTTATCGTATGCCATATCAAGCCGCCTTTACGCCAAGTAGGTAGGTGAATACAGACCAGCCACGTGGACCCAGTTGATCCAGTACGGTAGATACCTCAGCTGCGTCTGCCAGCGTGTAGGTGTCAGCATACTCAGATTGCAGGACCGGGGGTGTTATCGGGACTACTGCGTAAGGCGCCAGACCATTCAACAGGTTGTTGCCTCGGTTACCGGCGATAAGGAGGGCTCCCTCCATCTCCGCCTCTGAAAGTACATATACGTCAATCATGTCAGCTAATGCAATTGCCATGGGTCAATCCTCATTCAAATGTGCCGTGATCGTACTCAAATTCTTCCAGCTGCTGGGCCATAATATCATAGCTTTGGTTAAACAGTGCATCACCTTCACCAGCACCCATCAAGCAGTAGTGTAGCGCTTCACACACGTGACTGGTAGGCCCTTTATCAGGCTGGTCATGGAAGCGTTCCTGCCCTGTGACTTGTATCCGCTTGAACTGGTACTCACCACTCAGTCCTGCGATCAGGTTCTGGCAGGTTCTGTCTATCTGTATCGTAGGCTGGCCTTCAATCAACTGGGTCAACAGGTTGTCCAGTGCTGCTACCCTGATCTCGAAGTCATTGGTGTGCGCTGGAGAGGCGTTAAGCTCGCTGTGGATGTCGAACAGGTCGAAGGGGGTCTCATCCCTTGTCTGGCTCATAGCGGTGCCTGCGGGGTCGCCAGTGGCCTCCTCGACAGTGAATCCCTGATACCGTGCGTTGAGTACCCTGCGTATCACTGATCCAAGTTTATCGGCGCCAGCGTTGTTCAGGACGATCTCTTCCAGCACGAACCATTGGCCGTTGGGTTGCTGTTGGGCAATAACGGCTGCCGGGGTTCGTCCCCAGTCCATTCCGAGGTGTATGGGTGCT